AGCATGAGCCAGTTGTCTTTGCGAAGTTCCGCAACTAGGATTTTGGGTCCATAAGCTCTTCGTCTTCGTCAGTGAGAATAGCCAACATCAAAGACTGCAGATCGCTGTCCTTGACTTCGTTTTTTAAAATATCGGTTTCACCAGCAGAGAAAAGCTTCGCGCCGTTTTCGTCCTGTGCTTTGCCAATCAATAGCTGCAGTGCGAACGCTCCGGCGTCGTCAGACTTGGCCTGCTTTTGGGCGCGTTCACGTTCAGCCATGGTTAGCGGGCTGATCCACATCTCGAATGTGGTGCCGTCAGACAGCTCAACTTTGCGCTTGCTTGGCTGGAGATTTGCTGCTTTACGCAACCGATCAATGGCGCGTGTAGATCCAGCGGGCATGACGTGTGCTTGACTATAAATTAACTATAGCGTAGCGCATTAAAAAACCCCGGAGACCGGGGTCTGTTGACTACTTAAGTTCAATTAAGTTACGCGGTAACGCTGAAGTCAAATACAGGTGCCACTGCTGGACGGAAGTTTACTGACACGGATTGGGCGTCATCAGGGTTGACGGCCAAACTAGCCGAAGTAAGAATTGCGTCGAACGCTACTGAACGGCTCAGCGTGTCGTCAACAACACCGCCCGTAAACACACGGTCGATATACAGCTTGAAAGCTGCACCTGTTTGTTGGCGCTGTAGAACGTCCTCGATAACACGGTTGCCCATATTTGCGTCCTCGTTGGTAAAATAGAACGTCGCAGAACCTGAGCCTTCGCCAAAACCAGCAATAAATGTCCTGAATGGAACGTACTGCTGGTTGCCCTGACCGATAGTGGTCACATCAATTTCAGCGCGGGTCATTTCAAACGACCATTCACGCACTTGGCCCACTACAACAAAAGCGTCATAGGCAACCTGAAATTTATTGGGGGACGTTGCTGTTCCAACATCGGTAAGGTCTACAGCCGCTCCACCCTCAGTGGCAGATACTTGCATCGCGCCAGTGGATGCCGTGTAGCTGATGACGTAGTAGGTGGTAGCTGTGGACAAACCAGCAGGCAGCGTGCCAGTGCCCGCGCCATTGGTAGTAGTGTTGACTACGCTGAATTGCACTGGATCGCCAACCCTATACCCTAAATAGGTGGGTACGGTAATCGTGTCAGTTCCAATATCTACTCCCGCAGGAGCAAACGTGCTGGACGTGCCAGCGGGCTTGTAGTAAAGGGCACCTGAAGTGCCGGAAAGAACGGTGGTTGCCATCGGGCGTACCAGGAAATAAGGGTCTCCGCGGGCACTGCCCGGCTACCTACAGGTTAGCGACTATTTAGGTCAGCACAGTTGCTACATAGCCTGTGTCAATGCGGCCTACAAAATGCGGTGAATCTTCCGTAGCTGAAAAACTTGGGCCGTTTATTTCTCCTACTTTTACAAATACGCCTGTAGTAGTTTTAGCTGTGTCATTAAGTGTTTCTAGTACGTTTACCGCGGTTGTTACCAGTTCTTGGTTACGGGCCGGGCCACGCCCTTTCTCTGTAAACAAGCGGATTACTAACGCACCACGGGCATTATCGACGCTTGAAGTGAGCGTTGGTTCGTTGGTTATGCCAAACGTGATGTTGACGCGGACATACTCGGTGGTTGTGTTTGGTGGTACGGCAGTGATATTGTCGAAGTAAACAGGGACTGCAGGGGACAGGTTGTTAAACGCCGTCAGTAACGGGTTTTCCATTGATGCCCGGATCGCTTGGTAGTTCATTGCAGTTCCTTAAACAAGTCGTCCATTTCAATTCTGACGGCGCGATCCAGTTTGCCCCCTTCTACATAACTAGCGAACCAATCAAGATCAGCAGTGGCGCTGGACTCACTGTCTGGGTTACCCCCGCCGACATAGCCTCGGTAAGAGGGTTGTTGACGGCCACCGTCACCTTCACGGAATTTTCTGCGGCCTAGCTGCGTTTGCGGAAATGGTTCACCGATAGGTCTGATAAATGCACTTTCAACTAGATCTGTGGCTTCGGCGGCGTATGCTGAAAAATTGGAAACAGTAAAAACAACTTTGTCTTTTGTAAGCAAACTCTTTGTTACTTGTTTACCTGTTACAGCAGGCGTAAAAATGGGGCGTGGTTCGCCCACGTTTCCATCGCCCTTAGAACTACCTACACCGCCTAAAGGGCTTTCAATCTGCCAAGAGTTTGAAAATTTACCACTCCAGCTTGGACCCTCCTGCTGTAATTCACGGACTGTGCGTTCTGCGGCAGCTTTCGGGCCGTTAAATACCGTAGTCGCAGCTACCCGGTCCAGTTCTTTTAAAAGCTTAAATAGACCGTTCTTAGCCATTACTGTGGCCTCACGATCAGGGTGTGGTATATGGGCTTGTCACCACGATAGGTCAAAATGTTGATGATCTTGGCTTCGCGGGTTTCACCTGCCTGCGGATACTGCACACGGTCGGCTTCTGTTGGGTAGTAATCGCCAAGTTCTGCCGTACCAATCAAGATTTTTACGTCCGTGCTTTGATACAAGCCCTCGGATTCGCGCGGGGTAAGGCGGCTGATGATGCCCTTTACCGTGACATTGGTGTCCGCTCCAGTCACAGCACCTGTGGTGGGGTCGTAGGCGCGGGGTGTAGTGGTCTTGATGTACGTGATGTCCTGGCCCCAGTCGTTGAAGATCTGGGCTGGAATCGGCGAAAAGGTGTCGTCTATTTTTGACATTTCATCCTCTAACAACGCGCACTTGATAACCCCCAGAACCGCCCAGGGTGAAGGCTCCAAGGTAAGACTGTAACCATGGGTAGACATCAAAAATGTTGTTCACAGATCCAGTTGCCTGGCTATCTGTGTTGTACTTCACCTTTAGTTCACCTAGTTCGACTTCCTCATACAAACCTTCTGTTCCGGTGTTACCCGTGACCGCATCCGTGTCGTTTGCTAGGGCGCGTGCCAGCTCGTAGGTGGCGTATTTGATGTCCGCTGGGATGGCGGAACATGTAAGCTCCACCCGATCAACGTGGTAATTGTTGCGCGGCCAGCTCAATGCTTGGCCGTTGTCGCAACGGTCACCGTAGAAATTAAGGCTGTCGATCCAGCGGGTTGCGCTGATAATTGCGCGGTTCTTTTGGTCGTTGTTTTTGTCGTCCCAAGTTGAGGAACTTGGAACGGTTTCAAAATAGGCGTTTGCTTCCTCCAGCGTTACAAAGCTGTTGGCGTTTTCGCCCTTTAATGTGGCATTTATTGTTGCGGCCACAAGACTGCAGGGATACTTTCTTTGATTTTAGCCTAATAAAAAACCCCGCCGAAGCGGGGCAGTATCAGCTTGTGCTGGACTTATCAGGCGATTGCGCTGGTGTCCAGTGGGCTGTTGACGATCAGCTCGACCATTGGGATTAGGTCGGTGTCGTAGGTGGCAGACCACTTGTTAGCGGTGGCCAGGCTGCCGTTGGTGGGGTTGTCACCAGCGTCAGTCCATTTGGTGCCCATCACGTGATAGGCGGTGTGGTAGTCCACAGAAAGCACGTCTTGCTTCGAGAGCACGTTGCGGTCTGCTTCAATACGCAGATCCTGCTGGACGCCTTCCAGAACTGAACCACCCTTCATCAGGAAGCAGCGGAACTCCTTGACGTGGGTTGCCGTGCCAGGGATCACAGTGTTTACCTGTGGGTCCATGATCACGTTGCAGCCAGCAAATTCGCCGATGGAGCGGGCTCCAACGCCGACGCCGCCACCGCCCCAGGTCACTGCGCCAGAAGCGGCCAGTGCGGAGGTGCTGAAAGTAAGGAGGCCAACTTGATACAGGTAGAAACCAACGGATGGGTGGACAATCAAGGTGTCCAGCTCATCACCACGCTCGCCAAGGGCAGCGCGGGCCTCAGCCAAATTGGCTGCGGTCAGGAAGTTGGCTTCGCCTTGTCCTGATGTTGCTGCAATTGCCTTGTCCAAAGAATGGGCAGACAGTGCAGTACCAAACAAACCAGCAAGCTGGGAGAACAGGCGTGCGCTGTTCAACTTGTTGATTGCATCGGCAAGTTGGTTGCGAATGTGAAGCATTGGGTCTTCGCCCGCTGCCAACATTGCAACGTCGTCCACTGCATACGCGAAACCGCGGTGGCAGATGGAAGCAATCTGGGTGCCGGTGCCGATCTTCTGGGGAGTCAGGTAGCCAGCGGTGCTTGTGCCCCACGTAGCTGTACCGTCCATGATCTCCTCAGTTGGAGATACAGGATTGAACTCAGGGACTTGGATGCGGGTGCCGCCTTCGCGGGCATCCAGCAAAGGATTACGAACAACAGCGCCAGACTTGATAAACAAGCTGCGCTCTTTTACTGCCTCAGACACATAGGTGCTGAGATTATTCCTCTTTACGATGTCCGCGAGTAGGACACCGCCGGAATAATTCTGAAATGGGGCGGCCATCTTAGAAAACCAACGTTAAAGGTGTGTGCGGGGTCCAAGCCACGGACTTGGTGAGACACGCCCCACCGGGGCTACAAAGAAGCTTCCCGTTCCAGCACAGCTGCAAGTTCAGGCTCCTCTGCTTTTAGTTGCATTTGTCTCGTTATGTTAATACTACCGGCCTTAAATGGATTGGGCATCCCAGGGGCAATGACAGAATTTGGTGTCGGCTTGGCCCCCATGCCAGCAGCACTGCTGGGCTTAAAGTGGTGCTCAAAACCTGAACCAGGGTTTTTTAAATTGCCTAGATAGTTAGTAATATCCTGTTCAACACCTTTGTCCAAAATTACAACGTCGCCGTTGTCCTTTTTGTGCAGGTTGTTTTGTACCAGCAGCAGCATTTGCTCGGCGTTGATGGCACCGGCTTGGCTGATTGCTGATAACGCTTTTGTACGCATGGATGCCTCTTCGTTAGAAACCTTTAGGTCTGCTAGTTGGCGTTCCAATGCATTGATTTGTGTGTCCTTCTCTTGGGCGCTTTTGTTAGCCTCTTCCCAGAGGTCTTTCCACTGGCCTTGGTCTTCCAGCGTTTGTTTGCGCTGGTCGTCCTGCTTTTTGTATACGTCGTCCAGCTTGGATTTGATGCCTTGGAAACGTTCCTCGGCTTCAGTTGCCTGCTGTTTTAAGGCGACAAGCTGGGTCTCGTATTCGGCTTTTACAGCAAGCGCAGGGTCTGGTTGCTGTGGAGCGGTGTCGGCTGCAGCCACGGGCTGGTCAGGACTCGCCACAGGCGTTTCCTGGATGACGTGCTCTTCCATAGTCAGAAGTCAAAAGTGGTAGTAGGGGTTTCTTCCGCAGGCTTTGATGGCTTGCGCTTACGAACAGCTTTGCATACCTCGGGTTTAGGTTGCGGTTCGCGTAGCTCGACGAGTTCCCATACTTCGGAACCGTCAGGCTTAGTAACCTTTTCTAAGGACTTACCCATGTAGGCATACTCCATGTACTTGTTTAGTCTACTTATGTAGTTTACAAGAACCTATGGGTATGCGATTATTCTTCCTTGGCGTCTTGAGTTTTGGTCTCACCGCTTTGTTCCTCACTAGCAGTAGGCAAAATTTCACCCTGGACCAGGATTTGACGGAATTCGTCACGCCCCAAAACACCTTGGTCGAACAATGCCGTCAGCGCGGTTACGTCCTGCCCAATTAAACGGTCGATGTCAAAGTCGCGGCTGATGCTTACCTCTGGTGGTGCGATCCCTACATAGTCGGCGGCGAGATTAAATGCCTTTTGTAGGGACTGTTCCAGGTCAAGAGATACCATCGACAGCATTGAGTTTGTATCGACACGATCCAAGCGGCGGGCGTCGGCAGATTCGGCAACAAACTTTTGCTGGCTTAATGTGCTGATTCCAAGCGTTGCCATCTGCATTTGTAGCTCGCGGATTTCGTTGGATTGTGCTTCAAATGCGTTTGCCGCTGGTTCGACGTAATAAACCTTGTTGCCAGGCTGGCTTGCCATCGCGTAATTGACGCTCACAGCTACGTCTTTTGATTGGTCGTCCCAGCCTTCGAGCACAAGGATTGGTTGACTAGCAATGTGCAGGCTGTGGATTAAGTCGGCTTGGCGTTGAAAATGAGCCAGGTTTAAATACGCAATGTCAAGTAAGGGCGGCTTACTTGTAAGGGTGTCAACCTTGCCTGCATAGGTTGTGACAAGTGGGATTTGGCCCAGGCTGTAGTCGCCTGATTCCACTAGCTCGTAGTCTGAGGTGGCATCCGTTGCGTCGAAAGCGTTTGGATAGGGGAAACCCCCTTGCATATCCTTTTTAGTTTCGACTTGGCGATATATGCGGTACTGGCCGGGCTCGATTACACGTATCTGGTCATATACCTTTTCGCCAAATTCGCCGTCAGGCACTACTGCCTTTTCCTTGATGCGGACCTGTACTAAATTGCCGTAGTTTACTTCACGGTCCAGGCGCCAGCCGTAGATGTTGGTGGGGTCAACTTCGATCCAGTACGGGCGGCGATTGAGTTCGCGCTCTTCTGCAAGGCTGCGGGCACCCGTTGGGGCCGGAAAATCTACTAATGTATGACAATGCCCGTATGTTAGTGAGCACAGCAGCAGGCGGCGGGCATACTCGTCTACGTCGGAGCCGCAACCGTCAACGTCCTTTGCAAAAATATTTGTCCAGTATGAATCGCCTACCAAACTGATCGGTTTACGCAGAATTAATCCCGCAGCAGCACGAACCAGGCGCTGGGTAAATGGTGAAAATACGGCGCGGTTTACGCGGGCTAAATACGCCGTGTAGTCCTCGCGGGGCTCGATTGGTAGGAAGGCTTCGCTGTTTTCGCGAAGGTATTCCGTCCCAAGGGTGACGGCCTTCATTATTTCCCAGCCCTTCATCATGTCCAGC